GCCACGCGTGCGTGCGTTCGGATTTGGAGTTTCAACCCGGACTGAAACTTGAAGGGAGCCAAGCCCAAGCCGACGGCGGAACTTCGACTCTCTGGGAGTCGTCGTCTGTCGCTTCGTTCTGGCGAGCCGGAGTTTGCGGGCACGCCTCGTCGTCCGGACTGGCTGACGCAGTATGCGAAGGAGGTCTGGGATCGGGTGATCCCTGACCTGATCGAGCAGGGCGTGACTCGTCGGGTGGACCAGGACGCGCTCTGCGGGTACTGCGAGGCTGCGGCCTCCCTTCGAAGCGCGACGGAGATCATCGCGAAGGCGGGTCTGACGACCCGCGGTGCGAACGGCGAGGTGAAGAAGCACCCCGCGGTGACGATCCAGAAGGAAGCGATGGCGATGCTGGCGAGGTATTCGGCCGAGTTCGGGCTCACGGGAGCGAGCCGGAGCAAGGTCAAGTCGACGAAGGTGCGTCAGGAGGAGAACGGGAAGGGCCGTTTCTTTGGCTCGAAGCCGTCAACGGCGTGACACATCGAGGCGTGGATGGCCGAAGCTTCTTCGGTCTCTTCCGTCGATTCCGGGTTTCGATCCGGTGTCGACGGCGGATCCGGGCGACTGGTTCGACGAGTCGACAGCGCTTCGGTCGATCGCGTTCATCGAGGAGTGCCTGAAGCACGAGAAGGGCCGCTGGGCGGGCAAGCCGTTCCTGCTGTTGCCTTGGCAGAAGGCGATCGTGGCGAACATCTTCGGCTGGCGCCGGTCGGACGGCACTCGTCGATTTCGCCAGGTGTACATCGAGGTCCCGCGGAAGAACGGGAAGAGCCAACTGATCGCGGCGATCGGCCTGTACATGCTGTTCTGCGACGGCGAGCCTGGTGCCGAGATCTACTGCTGCGCGAGCGACCGGGCGCAGGCGGCGATCGTCGGGAACGCGGCCCGGGCGATGGTTCGGATGGAATCGGAGCTTTCGACGCGTTCGGAGGTGTTCCGGAACACGATCACGCGTCCGTCGAGCTCGAGCAAGCTGGAGATTCTCTCGAGCGATGCGGACCTGAAGCACGGCCTGAACTGCTCGACGCTGATCTACGACGAGCTTCACACGGCCCCGAACCGGGAGTTGTGGGATGTGATGGTGACGAGCATGGGCGCTCGGACGCAGCCGTTGGTGATTGCGATCACGACGGCGGGCACGAGTCGCCAGACGATCTGCTGGGAGCAGCACGACTACGCGACGAAGGTCCGGGACGGCGTGATCCGGGACCGGGCGTTCCTTCCGGTGATATTCGCTGCTCCGGACTCGATGTCTTTCGACGATCCGAAGGCGTGGGAGATCGCGAACCCGAGTCTCGGGGAGACGGTGACGCGTGAGTTCCTTGCGGCGGAGGCGCAGAAGGCCCGGGAGATGCCGCAGTACGAGGTGAAGTTCAGGACGCTGTACCTGAACCAGTGGACGACGGTCCAGCGTCGCTGGATCCCGCACGACCTTTGGGCGTCGTGCGCGGACCGTTTCACGCTGGACGAGATGGCGGGCCGTGAGTGCTGCCTCGGGATCGACCTTTCGACCACGACGGATTTGACGGCGGTCTGTCTTCTCTTTCCTTGGGACGGCGGTTTCCGTGCGTGGCCGATGGTGTTCGTCCCGGAGGACCGCGCCGAGATCCGCGAGCGTCAGGACCGGGTTCCTTATGTGACATGGGCTCGCGCGGGCCATCTTGAGATGACGCCGGGCAATGTCGTGGACTACGAGTTCGTGCGCGAGAGGATTCTTTGGGTGGCATCCCGGCATCGGGTGAAGGTGTCGGGTTATGATCCGTGGAACGCGCAGATGCTCGCGAACTCGCTGGTATCCGAAGGGATGGGTCTGGTCGAGGTCAGGCAGGGGTATCGAACGCTGAGCGAGCCGACGAAGCGTTTCGAGCAGTTGGTGCTTTCCGGGAAGCTTCGGCACCCGGGGAACCCGGTGCTCGACTGGTGCGTGAGCAATGCGTGCTGCGATATGGACCCGGCGGGCAATGTGAAGCCGAGCAAGTCGCGGAGCACGGAGCGGATCGATGCGGTGAGTGCGTTGGTGACGGCCTTGGCGGTGAGCATGTCTGACGAGTCGGGCGGTCCGCTCGTCTACGAGGATCGCGGGTTCCTGGTGATCTGAGATGACGACGACGACCCCGAAACGGCGATCGAGGAAGGGCAAGGAGCAGACCCCACCGGGTCAGCCGATCGCCACGGTCCAGACATGGCTTTCGTCGCTGAGCGACACGGGCCAGCAGATCACGCCGACTGTCGCGCTTGCGTTCTCGACGGTGTACGCGTGCGTGCAGCTTCTCGCGGATTCGGTCGCGGGCCTTCCGTGGTGCGTCTATCGCAAGACTCCGTCGGGTCGGATCCTGACTGACGCGCATCCGTGGGCGTGGAAGCTTGCGACGGAGCCGAACCCGGACATGGACACCTTCACCTTTCGCCAGGTGATGATGGTTTCGGTCCTGCTGACGGGCAACGGCTACGCGCAGATCGTTCCGGACGGCCCGCAGTCGGGGATCTATTTCCTTCGCCCTGACCGGATGACGCTTCTTCGCCGCGACGGCGAGGTGGTGTACCTGTACTCGGGCCTTGACGGTCCTCGGGCGTTCGTGGCGAGCGAGATCTTCCACCTGAAGGCCCTCGGGTTCGACGGCCTGATGGGCCAGAGCCCGATTTCGGTGATGCGGAACGCGATCGGTGCGGCGCTGGGTCAGGAGGGTTTCGCGTCGAGCTTCTTCCGGAACGGTGCCCGCCCGTCCGGAGCGCTGAAGCTTCCGGGGAAGCTGGACATCGAGGCGCAGAACAGGCTTCGCCAGAGTTGGGAGAACCTGTACGCCGGCCAGAGCAACGCGGGTCGGACGGTGATCCTCGAGCAGGGCATGGAGTGGATCCCGTTGAGCATTCCGGCCGAGGACGCGCAGTTCCTCGAGAGCCGTCAGTTCCAGCGGGTCGAGATCTGCTCGGCGTTCCGGGTCCCGCCGCACATGATCGGCGACCAGACGGGCTCGAGCTATTCGAACAACGAGCAGGCGAACACGGAGTTCGTTCAGCACACGCTTCGGAGTTGGGTGACTCGTTGGGAGCTCGAGGCGCAGCGGAAGCTGTTCCGCGGCGACCGGTCCCACTACTCTCGGATGCGTTTCGACGATTTGCTCCGCGGCGACATGGTCCAGCGATCGCAGTTCTACGAGGCGATGAAGCGGGTCGGCGCCCTGAACGCGAACGAGATCCGGATGCGCGAGGACCTGAACGACATCGGTCCGGACGGCGATGTCTACACGATCAGCCAGAACGAGACGCCGGTCGCGCAGAAGCTTGCGGAGTCGCAGCCTGCTGAGTCGGTGCAGCCCGTGAAGGCGGATCCGCCGAAGGTCGAAGACGAGGACGGCGTTGACCCGGCCTATGCGGACTGGGCGACGGAGACGGCTGAGCGGATGATCCGGGTCGAGCTGAACGCGATCACGCGGAAGCGTGAGGGCTGGGAGCCGAATCCGGCGAGGATCCAGGACGCGTTCGGCCCGATCGTCCGTTCGGCGGGCCTTCCGGATTCTCGATGTGCGGATGTGGCGCATGCGGTCTGTCGCTGGATGCGGGAGACCGAGTCCGAGCTTTGGGTGCAGACGCTTCCGGTCCGTGCGGCCGACGCTCTACTGAGGGGTTGCCATGTCGCGGTATGACAGTCGCTATCTATCGTTCCCCTGCGAGGTCCGCGAGGCATCATCGCCCGACTCGATCGGGATGCTGGTGGGCACCGCGGTCGTCTTCGACGCGGAGAGCGAGGACCTCGGCGGGTTCGTGGAGACGATCGACCCGAGGGCCCTTGACGGGGTGATGGCATCCGATCCGGATGTCCGGGCCTTCTGGAACCACGACACCGGGAGCCTGCTGGCGAGGACGATCGCGGGCACGCTTCGGCTCCGGCTCGACGCGAAGTCCCTTCGGTACGAGATCGACCTTCCGGACACGAGCGCGGGTCGGGATGTGCTGACGCTCGCGAGGCGAGGCGACCTGCGAGAGAACTCCTTCGGTTTCGATGTGGACATCGACGGAGACGAGTGGAGCCGTCGGGATGACGGCATGCGGATGCGTCGCCTGAAGCGGATCAGCCGCCTCTACGAGGTGAGTCCGGTGAGCATTCCGGCGTATCCGCAGACCTCGCTTGCGGTCCGCTCGCTCGAGCGTTGGGAGCGGGAGTCGGTTCGCAGGCACTACACGACGCTCTCTCCGAGGCGCTGACACGATCGCCTCTCTCTCTGACGGCGGGCCCGACCACGAATCGGGCTCGCTGTCGTTTTGGGGATTGAAATCTTGCATGCCCGACTCTTGACGGCCGCGCGATTGCCCTGAAGATCGTGCGGACATCCATTCTTGCCTCATCAGCGGCGACTGCCGCGCGAGAGCGCCCCGGGGCCCTTAGGCCGACCGGCGCGTCGCTGATGACCGAGATAGCGGCCTCGCGTCTTCACGGGATGCCTGCATCGGACGGCTCACGCACCGTTCGCTGTCGCATTCCGCGCAGCGACCCCACAAGGGTCACGCCATGCAGTCACAGACGCGAGCGACTCCGGAGTACCTCCGGGCGTTCACCAGATACCTGAAGGTCGGAAAGGGCAACCTGACTCCGGAAGAGACGCGAGTCCTTCAGGAGGCGGTTTCCGCTGACGGCGGCGTTCTCGCGCCGCAGCTCTACCTCGACCGGATCGCGGAGATCCGCCGACAGGGCCTCGTCGGGTTCGTCTCGCGCGTCCAGACGGGGAAGAGCATCTCGGTTCCGTACTTCACGACTCCGATCGTGGTGAAGGAACTGGGCGAGTCCCCGACTCTCGACAGCGGATCGAACTACGGCCTTCAGACGAGCGGCGACGGCTCTCCGTTCAACCTTCCGAACTTCGGCACATCGGGCTCGCCCGACCGCCGCGCGTTCACGCCCCAGAAGAAGGGCGTCTACACGAAGGTGACGGAGGAGCTTCTCGACGACTCCGAGCCGGATCTTGCCTCGTTCCTGTCGATGCAGATCGCGATCGCGATCTACGCGGCGGAGGCGAACCAGATCATCAACGGATCTGGATCGTCGGGCCAGCTCAAGGGGATCATCGGCAACTGCGCGGCGGAGTCACGCACGGTCACGGCGGCATCGGCCACCGCGATCGCGACGGGCACCGGCGCCGCGGCGAACGATCTCGCCGAGCTTCTCGATCTCGTCGACGCGGCCTATGTCGACCGCGGCGTGTGGCTGATGCACCCTCGCGTGTTCGTGCGGTATGTGGCGGGTTCCGCCGCAGCGTCGCACAGCGTCGAGCGTGACGGTCGTGTGTGGCCGACGGTCTACGGACTGCCGGTCCTGCTGTGCTCATGGATGCCTCGGGTCGTCACTTCGGGAGCGACCTCGGTCGTCTTCGGCGACCTCAGCCAATACCTCGTTGCCGAGTCGAAGCCCGGCTACCAGTTCGCCGCGCTGGACCAGGTGCACATCGCATCGGGCCAGATCGGCGTCTACGCGCGCACCCGCTTGGACGGCAATGTCGTCCAGCCTCGGGCCTTCGCGGCCCTTGTCCACTGAAAGAGAACAGTCATGACGCTGAACGAAATCATGTCGCAGATCGAGGCCGGTTGGGCCGAGATGAAGAAGCTCGTCGACGCGGCGAACGCCAAGGGCGAGCCGATGAGCGGCGAGGAGCAGGAGCGATACCTCAAGATCGAGACCGACATCGATCGCCTCTGCAAGCTCCGTGACCAGAACACCCGCCACCTCGCGAAGCTCGAGGAGCACATCGCGAAGAACAAGCCCGTTCGCGAGGCTCCGGTCGGGACCGGCGGCTATCGCCTCGGGAACGGCGAGTACCGCGACCAGCACACCGAGGGCGGATTCGTCGACGAGGACGGGTCCGACGAGCCGTTCACGCCGGCGTCGGTGAAGGCCAGCCGCTCCAAGCGCTACCTGCGGGCCTACCGGGCCTACATGAAGCGCCCGCACGCCCTGACCCCCGACGAGCTTCGCGTCCTCAACGAGACCACGAACGCCGACGGTGCGTTCCTTCCGGCGCAGGAGTACTACGGCAAGCTCGTCGAGACCCGTCAGCTCGCGAACTTCCTCCGCTCCATCTCGACGGTCTTCACGCTCGGCACGAAGACGGGCAATGTGACCTTCGAATCGAGCCTCGGCGCGGTCGTGTACGAGGGCGAGTCCGCCGCCACCTCGGATGTCACGAGCCAGTTCGACAACCTGACGATGAGTTCCAAGAAGCAGGTCTTCCTGACGAAGATCACCGAGGAGCTCATGCAGGACGACCGGTTCGACACCGGTTCGTGGATCAGCTCGCAGATCGGCCGCGCGATGGGCCAGAGCGAGCTTTCGGCGATGCTCGGCGGCGCAGCCAACGGGCCTGCCGGCCTGAAGTCGATCGTCACCGTCGGCAACTCGAACCTCGTGACCACCGCGGCGTCGGGTGCCCTTACCGCGGACGAGCTGATCGATGTCATCTACACGGTTCCGCAGCAGTACCGCTCGCAGTCCGTTTGGGTGATCCACGACACGCTCGCGAAGGCCATCCGCAAGATGGTCATCAAGACCGCGTCGATCGCTACCGCGAACGGCTCGTCGATCACGGCGACTCCGTACCTGTGGGAGCCGAGCTTCCAGGCGGGCCAGCCCGACAAGCTGCTCGGCTATCCGGTCTACACCACGAATGTCGGTCTCGACGCGTTTGCGGCGAGCAACAAGAAGGTCGCGCTCTTCGGCGACTTCAGCTACCACTTCATCGCCGACCGCGACGCGGTGTCGATCCGGTTCCTCGACCAGGCGTTCATCGCGAGCGGCCAGTACGGGTTCCGTGCCGTCGCCCGCCACGACGCGGGCTGGACCGTGAAGTCCGCGATCTGCGGTCTCCAGATCCTCTGATTCCGATCCCATGAAGGTGCCACCCCTCCGCCCGGGAAACCGGTCGGCAGGGGTTTATGAAGGTCCAGTTCCTCACTTCCTGCATCGTTCTCGGCGCCCCCGTTCTCTCCGGCGAGGTCCGCGATGTCCCCGACGGCGTCGCTCGCTCGCTGATCGACTGCCGCTATGCGGACCCGTCCGAATCCGATCCGGTCTCGCTCACATCGACGGCGATCAGCCCAGACCCGTCGATCGTCGAGCGTGAGCGCAAGTCGGAGACCCGGGTGAAGCGTCCGCAGCGCCGGGCGGTGACCGCACGCGACGAGTGACATGGCGTACCCACCGACCATCCTCGAATCGACGGTCTCGAGCGGCGATCCGGCAGCGGAGCCCGTGACGATCGACCAGGCGAAGCTCCACTGTCGCATCGACAACGACGCGGAGGATTCGCTGATCGAGAGTCTGATCGTCACGGCCCGCGAGTATGTCGAGGGCGAGTGTGAGCGTACGCTCGCGCGCCGGACATTCGTGACGCGGTTCAGTCGGTTCCCGCTCTCGGGATATCCGATCGTCCTCCCTCGCTGTCCGCTGATCTCGGTGACATCGGTTTCGTACTTCGATGCGCTCAACGCATCGCAGACCCTTTCGGGCTCCCTGTACCGGGTCCGTACCGACACCACCCCGGGCACTCTGGAGGAGGCCGTCGGCTCGTCGTGGCCCGCTACCGCGGTGCGTGGCGACGCGGTGACGGTGACCTATGTGGCCGGCTACGGGAACGCGTCGGACTGCCCGCAGCTTGCGCAGCACGCGATCCGGATGCTCGTCGGGCACTGGTACGAGAACCGCGAGTCCGCGACGGTCGGCGCCGAGGTTCGCGAGGTCCCGATGGCGGTGACTCGCCTCTGCTGGCTCCTGCGGACGGGGGTGATGCGATGAGGGCGGGTCGCCTCCGCAAGCGGGTCTCGATCGAGCAGCCGGTGCGCACCCCCGACGCGCACGGCCAGCCGATCGTCACATGGCGCGAGGTCGCGCAGGCGTGGGCCGAGATCATGCCGGTCTCCGGCGACGAGCCCAAGCGGGCGATGGTCGTGCAGGGCGAGGTCACGCACCGGATCACGCTTCGGTACACGCCGGACCTGACGGGACCCGAGTACCGCATCCGCTGGAACGGACGGACCTTTCAGGTCACGAGCCGCCTGAACTACATGGAGATCGGTCGCGAGCTGGACCTCATGTGCAAGGAGATGGTCTGATGGCCGCTCCACTGTCCGTGGGCTTCGAGAACGCGAACGACCTGATCCGCCGCTTCAACGCGCTGGACCGCAAGGTGCAGCGTCAGATCATCAACAAGGCGGGCCTTCCGATCCTGAAGGACATCCGCCAGTCGGCGAGGCGATACATCATCTCGGCGTTCCGGGGGATGAACCGATCGGGCAAGAATGTCCGCGTCAACATGGCGGAGGGTCTGGGCTTCAAGCGTTCGATGCGGCGCGGCATCGCGAGCATCTCCCTGTCGGTCATGTACAGGGCTGCGAAGACGAATCGGCTGTCCCACCTGATCGAATGGGGATTCCTCAATCGCCGCTCGGGCCGTCGCGTCAGGGGCAACCTGATGATGACGAAGGCATTCGAGGAGCACAAGCAGGCGGCGATCGATCGATTCAAGGTCGAGCTTGCCCGGATGCTGGACCAGGCGGAAGGGGGGATGCGTGTCTCTTGAGTCCGAGATGCGTGCAGTCCTCACCTCGAACGCGGGCGTCACCGCGGTCGTCGGCGGCCGCATCTACCCGTGGCAGCGTCAGGAGGACTCGGTCTTTCCCGCGATCGTGTATCGGTCGGTTGCGGAGGGGCCGAAGCAGAGCCTTCGGAGCGAGGTCGGCCTGTCGGAGACGACGATCGAATACGAGTGCGTCACGACCAAGGTCGCCGACTCTATCGCCCTTGCGGAACTCGTCAGGCAGGCGCTCGCCGGAGTGACGACGCTCGCCACGATCAGCCCGGTCGCGATCCGGCACACGGGAAGCCGGTCGCTCTTCATCGATCCGTTCGACGGCTCCGCGGAGGGTCTCTACTCCGTCGTCGTCGAGTTCACGGTCCTACACCGCACACCAGCCCTTGCATAGGTGAACCATGGCAGGCAATGTCTCATACGGAACCACATTCAGCTTCGCGTCGACGCTGATCGACGATGTGAAGAGCGTCAAGTTCTCCGGCGTCACGCGTCAGATGGTGAAGCGGACCCCGCTCGCGAGCACGCACGCCCGCAAGCTGCCGGGCCGTCCCGACGCGGGCAAGTGCACGGTCGAGCTCTACTACAACGAGACGGCGCACAACACATTCTGGTCGACGCTGAGCGCCGCGTACTCGTCCACGACGGCGCCGGCGTCGGTGGCCTGCGATGTCGTCTTCCCGGACGGGACGACGCTCGCCTTCAACGCGTTCGTCGAGGCCCTGAACGGGCCGGAGGCGGACGGCGAGGACGCGCTCGTTGCGACCCTCGTTCTCGACATCGACGGGGCAATCACGAAGTCCTGACCCATGCTGACCAAGGAACAGATCCTCAACGCGAAGCCGCGGATGTCGTCGGTATTCCTGCCCGTTCTGGGCGGGGAGATCAGCCTTCGCGCGATCTCGCTGAACGACAGGGACGCCCTCGAGGTCTTCATCCAGAAGTCCCGGGGCAACATCCGCGGCATCCGGGCCCGCATGCTTCGCCTGTGCGCGTGCGACGCGGACGGCAAGCCGCTCTTCGCGGAGCAGGATGAGACGGCGCTGAGCGAACTCGATTCCGGAGCGATCGAGCCGGCGATGGACGAGTGCATGAGGCTTTGCGGCCTGAGGTCGCAGGAGATCGGCGGGGAAAAAGCGTGACCCGGCCCGTTCGGAGACTGATGTTCCGACTGGCCGGGCATCTGGGAATGACGGTTCGCGAGCTGTGCGAACGGATGGATGCGGTCGAGTTTCGCGAGTGGTCCGACTACCTCTCGTCTGACGAGGGGTCCGAGGACGGGCTGGAGTCGGTTCTGGCGAACGCGATACAGGCAAGGAAGTGAACGATGGCCGTCGTAGGCAACCTGTTCGTCAACATCGCGGCGAAGACGAGCGAGTTCTCCAGGGGAATCGCCGGTGTCGTCGAGCGCCTCCAGAGGCTTCCGATCGCCGGTCGCCTCTCGGCGATCGCGTTGTCCGGTGCGATGATCTACGAGTTCGGCCGCATCACCAGGCAGGCTCTTTTCCGGTTCGCGGAGACCCGCGAGTCGATCTACTCGATCACCAAGACCTTCCGCGAACTCGAGCTCGCGGCCGCCCGATCCCTTGCTCCGGTCCTGAATGTCCTGACGGGCATCCTCGACACGAAGCTGAAGGGCTGGCTTGACGACTCGTCGGCCGGAATGAGTGCGTTCGGCGCTGTGGCCGGGGTCGTCGGCGGTGCCGTTCAGGCGACATTCAACGGCGTCGAGAGCGCGATCAGGTCTGCGGGCCTCGTCATCACGGGATTCGCGACGGCGCTCGCGTCGATCGTCGAGACGGTCATGTACCTCGCCTCCTTCGGATCGACCGACTTCGAGTGGACGAGGACCCTGAAGGGCGCCACCGCGTCCATGTGGAGCGACGCGAAGAACTCGATCTATGACATGGGCCAGCAGCCGAGCGCCTTCCGGGCCGGCGTGACGGGAACCGTCAACGGACGGCGACTGACCGAGACGGGCACGATGGGCAGCGAGGAGCTGCTGATGATGGCCCGCAGGCAGGTCGAGCTTCTCCGCGAGATCAACCAGAAGGTCGGGGGGGTGCGCTGATGCCCGACTTCTCGATCATCGAGACCACCGACACGCGGGCCGTCGAGATCGTCACGCCGGGCCAGCCGAGCCGGTTCGTGCGGACATTCACCGCACTCATCGACACCGCCAACACCGGCGGTGCGGCGCTCGACAACTCGCAGGAACTCATCAACGAGCTTTGGTCGCAGTACTCGGTCGCGATCCGGGAGCGGCTGACCTCGACGAGTTCGTTCATCTGCCGTCGGATCGCGTTCGAGCCGATTCCGGACAGTTCGAACTTCGACATCCGGGCGGAGTACGAGACCTTCGCGAACCGCTGCGACGCGACGACCGAGGGATTCGTCGCCCGTCCGCCGTTCGTGCGTCGGCAATGCCAGTCCGCCGACCGGATGTTCGACCTCTATCGCGAGGGGGTCACGATTCCGACGAACGGCGATCCGGTGAGCACGGCGGACATCGGCGGAACGGCGGTCGACCAGCAGGGACGCCCGATCGCGGTTCCGATCAACACCGTCGAGCTTCAGATCGACACGCTCTACGACACCACCGACTGCTTCGATTCGGAGGTCGCGTACCTGTCGTACCTGAACCATCGGAACAGTGTCGCCGCATTCGGATTCCCGGTCGGTCAGCTTCTCTTTCGGTCCGCCGTGATCAGCGAGGTCGGGCCGGAGTGGTATCAGATCACCTACCGGATCCTCGCCGACGAGAAGTACCACCTCAAGCAGATCCCGAAGCTCGACATCAACGGCAATGTGCAGCTCACGGGCACGAGCGGCATCGGCACCGCGGCGTCGGTCTACTGGTTCCAGCCATACAAGGACAAGGTCGATTTCGAGCTCCTGTTCACCGCCGAGGAATGGGACTACCTGACGAGGACCTGCCCGCCATGACGCGCACCCGCTTCACGCGAGGGGACGGTGCGCTGACGGCCGTGGAGATGAACCGGCAGCGCGATCTCACGCGCGTCGTCGAGCGCTACGGGCCCGCGCTTCCGCAGGCCGCGAAGGCGACCGAGACGCCGGGGAAGGCGCTCCCGTACTTCTGGGCGAAGATCACCGGCTACTCGGCGTGGGGCTCGTTCCTGTACCGCTGGAAGTACTCGTTCGAGGAGATGCGATGGGAGGTCTCGTCGAGCACCTTCGTCACGATCACGGGCGGGATCGTCGGAACGAGCAACGCCTACAACGCGAACGAGGCGTTCAACACGAATGCGGCGACGGTGCTCGCGCCGGGCTACCTCGTCGCCAACATCCCCGCGGGCTTCTCCTACCAGCCGATTCAGGGGAATCCCGTCGTCCTCATGATGCCGCATGTCACGCAGAGCGGCGAGCAGATCTTCATGTTCTGCGCACAGAACACCATCGACGGAGCCTGCTGACATGGCCGACACGCTCAACATCACGATCGACCAGAACGCGACCTTCGTGCAGGCCCTCCAGTGGCTCGACTCCAACGACTCGCCGGTGAACCTGACGGGCTATGCGGCCCGGCTGGTCGTCAAGAGCGCCTACGAGGCCGCGATCGGTCAGGCGATCCTCGACATCTCGAGCGGATCCGGCGGCTCTGGCGACACCACTGGCATCGCGCTTGACTCGAGCGGCAACATCACCGTCGTCGTCGCGAAGGCGACCACGGCGACGCTGGTGCCCGGGAAGTATGTATACGACCTGCTCCTCACCGCCGGCGGAGGCCGCGCGACTCGCCTGGTGCAGGGCGATTGCCTCGTGACCGCGGGGGTGACGCCGTGAGCGTGACCGTGATCAGGGAGATCGCGAGAGTCCTCGTCTCGTCCGACCGTCCGTCGGCGAAGGTCTCGGCGCCTGGTCCACAGGGTCCAGCCGGAGCGGCTGGAGCGACCGGACCTGCTGGTCCGCAGGGCGCTACCGGTCCGCAAGGGGCGACTGGTCCAGCAGGCGCGACCGGAGCGACGGGTGCCACCGGAGCAACCGGCCCGCAGGGTCCTGCCGGTCCAACCGGCCCAGAGGGCCCGCAGGGGGCCGCTGGCGCGACCGGAGCGACGGGGGCCACTGGAGCCACCGGACCGCAGGGCGCGACCGGACCGGAAGGCCCGCAGGGCCCTGCCGGAGCGACGGGCGCGACCGGGGCGACCGGACCGCAGGGACCGGCCGGTACGAGCGCAACCCGCATCGCTGGCCAGTACCACGACTTTTCGACGGCGGGTGTCATCGAGTGGGGCGGGCTGGTTCATTTTTACAATGTCTCGGCCTCGAGCTCGCTCGAGGTCTCGCCGCTGCTCGCACGCTCCGGCAACGGCGGCTCGATCGCGATCGGCACCGCCGCCATCGTGCAGGCGTCCGAGGCGCAGGCGTTCGGCGTCCTCACGCTCGGCACCGGCACGACCAACAACAACACCGGCTATGCGAGCTACGGAACCTCGACCGACATCCTCGTCGGCGTGCCGACCCCGGGCGTCAGCGCTGTCTGCGTCTATGAGGCCGAGTTCGCCTTCCGCACGGGCGCGGCCATCCCCGCGGCCGGAACGCAGGGTTACATCCGAGTCGGGTTCAACGGGTCTTTCACGGGCCTCGCCTCGAACGGCATGTACCTCGAGTACCTCGTGAACGGCACGACCAACGACACCACATGGTGGTGGGTCAACCGGAACAACGGCGTCGAGACCCGTACGCAGTGCGTCGGCACTTCGCTCGCGATCAACACCTACTACTGGATCAAGCTCCGCGTCACGCGAGCCACGAGCGGCGACATGACCTTCGAATGGTGGGTGAACGGAGCGTCCGGCAGCTTCAC